ATCATACTATAATTATACCATAGTTATTTACAAAAGTAAACTAAATTATGCTAGAGTTCCTGCTGCTTGCATTACACAATGATCTGATTCCATGTATGCAGAAGTGTCTGTTCTATAAAGTCTCACACACATTACTCCTGCTTCGTAATGAGAATCATCTACAGAGCAATTCCCGGATGTAGCACCAGCAGAAACATTTAAAGCGTAGTTTGCATTAGTAAAAGCGTTAGACAAAGTTGCTTCATATCTCCCAACTCCATTGTCTACTATTCCACTAACGTTTAAACTTTCATTTAATGTAGTTCCTTGATCTAGTTGGCAAAACGCCTTTAAGGTAGCAGCTTCTCTACCAGACTTATCCTTTAGTGTGTTAACTCTTATCTCACTCATGCTAAGTCTCCGTAAATGCTTACACCAACATATGTTCCGTCAAAATTACTAGAATTTGCATAAGCAACATTATACTGACAGTTTGCTGTTGTAGGTGCATGTTCATTCTCTGGCTGACTTATATTTAATAAAGCGGTATGGTTTTGCCCTGCCATTCCAGAAGAAACGTAATTTATGTTTGACATAGCGTTAGTCCAAGCAAAAATATATTCTCCTGTATCATGGTCAGTTGTGCCAGATATATTAAAACTATCTCGTGTAGAAATAGTGCTATCACCACTCAAATTTATCCAAGCCTTCGCCAATCCATTTATTAAATTAGTAGTTGTACCTGTTGGCGCAGGACCTACATTTGTTGTTCTTATCGTACTTGTCATGCGAGGTCTCCACATACATTATTGCACATACAATCGTAATCTAAAACAGTTCCGGAATAATCTGCTGTGTTTATTCTATAATGGTTTGTAGCTTGTAAAGTATTATTTCCTAGATGCGAATACAAATGACCGCCGTTAAGAGAGCATGTACTAGTTATCGAATATCTTACAGCATTCATATTATTTGTAAAGACCATGTCGGTTCTACCTGCTCCGTCATCGGTTAATGAAGATGTGTTAAAACTATCTTGTATAGTATGCGTATTAGTGCTAATAGTATTATTAGACCACTGTTTTGACAATCCTTGTTGAAGATTAGTTGTAGTGCTGTTACCTTCACCAGTTATGTTAAGTGAACCAGCAGTAGCCACACCTTGTATCTTATCTACCTCTAATGTACTCATAGCACTACATAGTTCCCGTTAATAGTTAATGTTACACCACTATCTACTGTGATAGGGCCGACTGTACTGGCGTTGTCAGAATCATGTATCGTAAAGTCTTGTCTTAATCTTTGTGAATTGATTCTAAATATATCGTGTTTAAGTCCCTGTACTGATCCAGAATCTAAGGCTGCACCTGTAGAAGGCAATGCCGGAGTACCGGTAGTAGTCACAACAGCTGTCGCTTCAATGCCGCCAGTCGGACTAAAAGATTTATTAATATTTCTTGATTTTGATTCTGCCATTACACTAACTCAAAATAGTTGAATCGAAACGATGCAGCAAACGTGATAAACTCTTGACCACTCGCCGTAGATTCAAAGTTTATATCACCTAGCGATGTAGGTACACAATCTATATATCTTACTTGCTTCGTTTGATTATTGTGACTTGAAAGTATTGATAACGTAATATCTGCGTAGTTAGGTTGCGTAGCTTTTCCACTGGCGTTATTATCAAACATATTGTTTTCAAGTAATCTACGAATCCAATTGAACATTTCCGTATATGCATTCATATTTTCATCTAAAAGAATATTAGTCGATAATTCATTAAATGTAAGTGTATCGCCAGGAAACGGCAAACCAGCTAATCTACGAACAGGCAACTCAACAGGATTCATTATCATACCTGGATGCGTAACGTTCTGACAGAAAAACTCAAGGTTAGGATAGTTACGTCGATCTATAACTAACTTAAAACTAGTCGGTTGTAGGTAATTAAAATTTTCTGTAAGTTCCGCCATACATCTATTTATACAAGTTTAGATAAAAAAGAGGGACCCGAAGGCCCCTCTAGTCTAACCACGTTATTTTTTATTATGATCCAAGAATATCGTCTACGCGGAAGATACGATAGTATTGGTTGGTCTTGATCGCAGCCAAGCCGTCTGCTGGAGATGATCCAACGAATGGGTTTGAAGCCAAGCCATAGCGAGTCTTAAATCCAATCTTCGGCTGGAAGGTATCCTCACCCACTGCACGAACCATTGTTAGTGGTACGTATGGGCAATAGAAGAGACCTGCGTCATATGGGTTAGTACCCTTATAACCGACTGTGATATAGTCAGCTACAGCATACGGATCGATGTAGACCCGTGTGCGACCGTTAAGGACACCAGCAAAGGTGTTTCCTGTATCGTCAACATTCAAGTTTGTTGACATTGCAGGTGTGTAATCGAGCATGCCAGAGGCTGACAAGGAAGATGCAACATCTGATGAACAGATGATGAAGTTACCTTTACCCCGACGTGTTTCTTTTGCGATTACGTTACACTCACGCTCAATCTGTACGATCAGACCTTTAAACTTCTCGACTGACCAACGGCCGTCTGCGTCTGTTTGGACGTTGAAGACACCGTTTAGTGCAGTGTTAGTTTGCAGAGCACCAGTCTTAGCTTGTGAGTTAATTGTACGAACAACTTCACGGTTGATTTCAGCCATGATCTCAGTTGACAAGATGTTTGCCAACTCAGTCTCAGCATCCAGGCCATGAATGGCTTTCAGATCCTGAGCAAGTTCGAGGCTGTATTCTGCCTTCAGTGCACGTGTCCGAGCACTAACAGTTGATTTCTCGATGGTAAAGCCCATTTCTGCAAATGGTGAATCACCAGTTGTACCGAGGTTTTCACCGTCGGACAATGGCATTGCGAAACCTGTTGTTCCGTTTGCCGGATCGATACGAGTATCATCAATTGTAGAGTCGGCGTCTGAGTCAACGATTCCTGACAAGCCTGATGGGCCAGCAGTTACACCGTCTAGACGATTTTGAGTTGTACCAGCAACTGGACCGGATGATGAATCACCGGAGAATCCTGGCACTGCTTCGTTAAATAGTGCTTCATCGTTAGCTGTAGCACCAGCCCGTGTAGTCTTATAGTTAGACTTCATCGCAAAGATAAGGCCTGTTGGACCAGACATTGGCTGAACACCGCAAATGTCGTATGCCATGAGGTTAGGCATAGCACGACGTACAAGAGCAATCAGAACTGGGTTCCAGTTTGCTACTTGTGATGTGTTATTAGTAGGCATTTCATTGAGCATAGTTTGCTCTTCACGTAATGCCCGCTCTTGGTTCTCAAGAATAGCAGCTGTAACTGCTTTCCTGTGGTTGTCGGTAATGGCTCCCGCTGACTCTTCGTTCAGTACCGGTGCCCATTTTTCCATCAACTTGTCGTAAGAAATTACGTCTTGCATTATTGGACTCCCAATTATTTGTTAGTTTTCTTGATTGCGGAAAGGTACTGAGCCATTGTGTCAGAAGCTACTTCAGGTGCATCACCTTCAGTATCTTCTTCGATATCAGCGGCATCAGTTGTTTTCTTGGTAAAGTATGATTCTTTGACAGTCTCTACTTTTTGTGCAAAAGTATCGTAGTCTTCGAAGTCTACTTCAGCTACCAAACTCTTTAGCTTTTCGAATTGAGTTTCTGCAAGTCCTGTTGAAGCTTCGCGAATGACTTCGTCACGTGCAAAGTTTTCTAACATTTCTGTCATCTCAATATTCTCAGCAGTGGACTCGTTAAGGGCCTCTTCGAGTTCCTCAACTTGACCAGCCAAGTCGTCCACAAGATCGACTTTGCCTTCTGGTACTTCGATATAAGACTCTTCGAACAAGTCTTTCAACTTATTCATAAAGTTCTCAGAGATCTCTGTACGTAGACCTGCCTGTACAGCTACTTTATTTTCTTCCATCCAGCTCTCAACTACGTAGTTAAGATATGAATCGACTTTTTCAACGATATCAGCTTTAGTTTCTTCAACTGCTTCTGATAACTCTTCGTTGTATTTTTCCTCAAGTCGGTCAATCTCTTCTGTCAGCTTAGACTTAATTGCTGCTTCAAAGATTGTCTCCACTTTTTGCTTGAACTCTTCAGATAGTGTTGCTTCTGATTCGCAAAGAGCATTGATGTCTGCAGAAAAATCTACTTTGTAATCATCAAGAATAGGCTGTCCTTCGAAATCTTCTTCGGAAGTACTATTCATGTGTTGCTTCATGCCGGTGATTTTTTGCATTCCGCCATAAGCAGCAGTTAGCTTTTTCTTATCCATCTTTTTCATTTCTTTGTACATAGCATTGATCATGCCCATCTTAGTAAGCTTGGGCATAGGTTCTGCATTACTCGCGTCAGCAGCAGTTCCGCCTGCCATTTTACGCTTTGGTGCACTACCTGTTGCATCACCTGCTTTGTCTACAGAAGCGACTGATTGAGCCTCAGCATTTTTAGGATCGTGACCCATTGCTTCCTCGATGTCTTCGTTCTCATCATCGAGGAGTTCAATGTCCTGATCTTCAATGTTTTGATCTTCAGTCATTTAATTGACTCCTTTGTCATTTAGATTTGAGTAACGAGAGGAAATTCTTAAACTCACGAACCTGAGTCTCATAGAGATCAGCTCTTGGAGCTTTCTTGATTTCAGTCTCCATCATTTCAATAGCCTGTGGTTCAATGATTCCGTTATTCCAAACCCATTCAACACCCTCCATAACTCCATTAACAAATGCGCTAGGGGCTGATGGGTCTTGCACGATGTCCACCGCGTTAAGAATAAAGTCTGGTTTTACAACCATAGCGGTACCATTGTTCTGCAGACTTCCCATACCACGAGTCGAGACGCCTAATTGTACCTGACCATCGAGTAAACCTTTTACAATTTGCCCCATGGGAGTTTCCAAAATAGTCGCCCTACCCACAACATCTTTGCCTTTTATATCGAGGCTTTCGATCTTGTGAGAAACTTTGTCTAAGTTAACGGTCGGTCCTTCAGGGTGATTCAATTCACCTACTGCACGCCCTTTGGATACTTGATCGCCGACATACTTGCCAACAGCTTTCTCCATAACTGGCATTGGATATATACGACCGTTACGATTCTTTGTTTCTGCTTGCGCGAATACACCTTCAATAATATATTTTTTCTTGCCATTTTCATTGGCTTCGATAATAACTTCGAGATTATTTTCAGTATATTCAGAAATAAGTTTCATTTCTTTAGCGCCTTAATAAATGCAGTTCCAGCCTTTTCAGCTTCGTTTTTACTTCTATAACGATCTAATCTGTCACCATCTACGTATGTGACAAAACCGTTACGTTCTTTGTATACCATTATCTGAACTCTGCCTAATTTTTTATTGACAACTAATTGTCCTTCAGGCTTACGTCCAGTTAATTCTCTTATATTTGTAAAAGTTTTCATTTTACCATATTATTTATAAAAATTTATTTCTTAAATTGAAATTTTTTTACTGTTCGTGAACTTCATCTTCAATATCATCGGCATAGACATCACCTTCTTCTTCGTCAGCTACGTCCTCTTCCTCATCTTCGTCTTCATACTCTTCCTCATCTCCCGATTCTTCCGATTCAGACTCGCCTTCTCCTTCAAGGTCAAGTTCGCCTTGGGTATAATCCTCGTCTTCTTCATCGTCTTCCTCTGGTTCTACATCATTAAAGATTTGATCTGCCAATTTAATTTTTTCCTGATCAAGTGCATCACCGATTCTAACACCCATCATGTCGCCAAATACTTTATTAGCTTTGTTATAGTCTTGATCCAAAGCGTGTTGAATCAAGTCTTTTACTTCAAAGCTTGGTTCAATTACTTCAGGTTCCGCTACTGCTTCTTCACTCATTATCATCTCCACCTTCCGGTTGTTCTGGTTCATCAGGATTCTCACCCTGTATTTCTTTGTTCATTTTTTCTACATCTTCATCAGATAACATAAGAACGTTTTTCTGAATCCACTCTTTAGAATAATACTCACCTACATACTGTTGTACCATATCCATCGTCTGTAGTCTTTCACGCAATACTTCCATATCACGTAATTCTGTAAAGTGATTATCACGAATGTAGTCAACTGTAATATCGTTCTTCCAATTTTCCCAATCTTCTTCTGTGATAATACCTTTTAATATAAGTTGCTTTTTCAATATCCCATAGAACAGGTGTGCAAACCTCATTCTTAGTCTATCAATAAATTTTTGAAACTTCAGTTCGTCTCTATTGACTTCTGTAGATCTACCTAAGCTAAACTGTGCTTCTTGTTCTAGCCTATTGATTGGAACATTTAGTGCCCTATAAACTTTCTTTTGAAAGAAGATTACGTCTTCAATCTGGCCTAGGTTTTCTCCACCAGGTAGTGTTTCAATTGAGGTACCTGTACCACCTTCACGTCTTGGCAACCAAAAATCTTCGAGTAAAGACATGTGTTTACGATCATCTCTGATGTCGCCAGTCTTAGCATCGTATACAAGTTTATTTCTATACTTTGCCATAATGTCTTTAAGGTACTGTTCAGCTTTGCCTCGAGGCAAGTTACCTACGTCAATATAGAATATTCTACGCTCCGGTGCACGAGCTAACCTATAAATCACCAGTGCGTCTTCCATCATACGTAGTTGGTTGATTGGCTTCAATGCTTTATGTAGAAATGATATAATCTTTCTTCGATCTTCTGATAGCAATCCGGATGTAACATAGCTTACAGAATCACTGGTCATTTTTACGCCACTGGTAGATGAACCTGGTTTTTCTTGGTAAATAAAAAACTCTTCTGTATTTTCAACAACGTTAGCGCCAGTGGCTGGATCTTTTTTCTTTTTAACTTTTTTAACCTTGCGCATCTTGGCAGCGTCAATAGGTCGAATCTCAACGATACCTTCTTTTGGTTGAGCTTCGTTAATAATCAAGTGGTGGAACATTCTACCGTCGATGTACCACCTACGAAATATATCGTGGCCTAACTCTTTGAAGTTAAGCATACCATATATCGTATCAAACTCCTCTTTAATTACTTTCTTAATTCTATCAGGTGCATCAACATCTTCTAAGTTGATGTCTAGTGTTTGTTCAAGCTGTGAACCTGTGATTGATTCGTTAACAATGTCTTCAATCGCCATATCAACTTCAGGGTGCATCGCATTACCACGATACTTCATAATAAGTTGATAGTTATCTTTTGAGTCGTCATCACCAAGATTGAGATACTGGCCATAGTGTGAACCAGACGCAGTAGCGTAACTACCGCCTTCATCATCTCGCGGCGGAACAATGGAAGGAGCTTTTTGTTCTTCCTTCTTTTTGGCTTTCTTTATTTCAAAACCAAATAATTTAATGCCTTCGGTGCCTGCACCAGAATATTCAGCCATTTCAATTCCTTAGTTAGAGATAGGGAGCCAACCGTTGCCGGCTCCCTTTATTTATTTAGCTTGTAGTGTTAGACTCGAAGTACTGATATGCCCAAGTACACGTGAATCTTTCAATGTTATCGTTGTCAGCGTATGACACTGCAATCTCTGAAAGATCCTGAGGATATGCACCTCGGAATGTGTATGTTTTGAGTTTATCACCGTTACGATCTAACTGATCAACTGTCAAGTCAGCTTCATAAGCGATTGGTGCGGTAAGACCAGTATTTGCAGAGTGTGCGTTAATACCGTTCATCCACCTTTCAATCGCGTTACGAATCGAAAAGTCAGTATCATTGATGATCGTGGTGCCCCATTCAGCGAATGTACGGTCACCGGCCATCTTTAGAATCCTTCCACGGAAGAACACTGGTATGATACCAAACGTTGACCCAGGTAGAGTTGCTGCCTCACATAAGAACGATGTGAGTTCCGGATCACCGTCAGCAAATCCTGGATAGTTGATTGTTACTTGAAAGAGGTTAGGACGTGCGCCGCCACCTCTCAGTTTTGACTTAAAGTCATCTACACCGAGAACAGCCATTTACCTACCTCCTTATACCGTGCCAACAACTTCTTCAAAGTCAACACCTGTTCTGACAGCTACGAAGTTAAGCGTTACGTAGTTGATTGAACGTGCCGGTTTGATGAAGATGTTTGCGATGAATTCATTTCGATCTACAACAGCAGCGGTATTATTTGTCTCATCACAGACTACTCTAAAGTCTGTAATACCACGACGACCTTTGACTTCGCGAAGTACCGGTTCGATGATATTGACAAATTCTGCACGAGTAAACTCATCGTTAAACTCGAACATTACTTGCTGTGCTGCTCTACCAATCGCTCTTTCAAGAATAAGGAACAATCTACGCACGTTGATTCGATCGAATGCTGAAGGTCTTCCAAGCATTGTCTTATCGCCGAAGAGTATTGTACCTTGGCCAGGAATATTTGCGATCGGGTTGACGTCTGCTCTATACAGTGCATCTCGCTGTGACTTGTTCGGGCTGTATGCCAGAGAGGTGATACCTAGGTATTGTCCTCTACGTGAACCGGCCGGTGAGAACCAAGCGGCTCTATTCAAGTCAGTAGCTGCGCAGATACCTGCAGTAGATGATGCAGCAGGAATACTAATGAACTGGTCATTGTATTTATCATACGTCTTGAGATAGTTACCGTCCATAATCAGATACGATGAATTCGTAAATGTATTGGCAGTAGCAATCACGTTTGTATTGATAGTTGCTGCATTTGTCAAGTTAACAATATCATCACGTGCTGGTGATGCAACTACGACACAGTCTTTTCTTGTCTGCTGTGCAGTAGCGACGAGATCGTTAACAATTGTTGTTTGATCGGCTGTACTGGTCATGCCAGGTGCGATCAAGAAGTCAACTTCAACTTGGTCTTTATCTTCGAAAAGATCAAAGCCTGTTAAGAACTCTGCAGTTCCTAGAGCGCCTGAATTTACGCCACCGTTAAAGTTAAATGTTTTGATTGCACGATTGGTCATGGTGAAGTCGTCACCATTATCGATGTCTGTACTTGCACCTGCTCCTAAATGGTCAGAGTCAAACTCAACCATCCAAACGTATTCAGAACGTTCATTAACCACGTCCGGTGCATAGTTGTTTGTGCCATCAGGATTCTTAGCATTCCTACCTACTGATAAGAATGGGAATGTTTCGAGTACCTCACCTCGAGTACCTGTGAACTTGCCATCTTTATCAACAACTACTATGTGCACCTCATCTCCTCTTGCGCCGTTATTAGATGCAAAAGTTGATGTACCTGGTGCCTTATCAAAGTTATTAACGTATGTCCAACTTGAAAAGATTGAACTTGCCGAGTCTGATGGGCAAATTTGTACCTGTAGTGAGTTACCTAGTGAGCCTGGATACTTACCGATAAAGGTGTGTGAATCCGAATCGAGTGCTGATTTTTGTGCTTCAAAGTCAGGCAAATTTTTGACAAGCTCTGCATTTAGTGTTTCATCACTATCTGCACGCTTTTGTCCTAGTGTGGCCCTTGAATTGAAAGCAGCTGAGGTTACTTCCCTCACAACTTGCAGTGAACTCGAATACCGCAAGAAGTACTGTGCTGAGTGGAAGTCAACCGTGTTTGCTGAGTCTGGCGTAGCAAAAGTATCTACCAGAGTGGCCTCGTTATCTACGAGAACTCTCTGCTCTGCTGGCCCCCAGCGAAAGTTTCCTACTATTGCTCCAGTTGTCGATTGAACGTTGGGTACACCACCGGTCAGATCGATCTCTTTTACAACAACCGCAGGACTTTCAGACGGTGTAAAGAGTGCCATTGCTTCTTCCTTTTAATTATATGTGAACATAATACGGTTGTTTTCAATTATGCTATTATTTATAATATTACAGATCCCTGTCAAATATGCCTTCAGGGCCACCAAGTTCTGGATCAAACTCTTTAACTTGCCAATGGTCTTTTTCTCTACCTTCTAAGACTTCCATATGCGCTTGCCCATCGTCAATAAATCCAAATGGTACTACGTTGTCTTCTATTTCTTTCATCCGCTGGTCAAATAGTAACTGTTTTAGGTTAATATCAGTAAGGTCAGCAAAATATTGAGTAGAAACAAAGTACCCAAATAGTACTAAATTCATCATTAAGTCATCGTGGTTACCAACTGAAGCCTCATATGACTGCCCTTTGGCTTCAAATGTGGAACATTCGAGTACTGTTTGTTCATCGACTATATTTAATTTTTTAGATTCAAGTATATCTTTAATAGCTGAACAACCAAGCCTCTTAGTTTTACGAGTAATTTCTATACCGATCTTATCAGACTTGATTGCAGATTCAACATGTACGTTTTCATATTCTAAGTCATGATATAGACCATTACATACTACGGAACCCTGATCATTTGACTCAATTACTGTATAAGATTCATTGTAGATTTTCGCGTACTTATATATAATATTAGGGAAGAGTATTGGAGAGATAGTGTTGTTGCGATATACAGCCACCTGCTCAAAAGGCCTAGTGCTAATATCGATTAAATTAAATGTAGAGTAGTCCTGTCCTCTTCCCTTGCTCACATCGACTGTCATGATATACTCATGATTTTTAATAGGCTCTTTATATACTTTAAAGTCTCCACCTTCCAGAGTTCTTATAGGGTTCTTAGCTCTAAAAGATAATAACGTTTCTGCATTAATCAACGTATCACCGGTTCCAAAAAATGTATTACCAAACTCCTGATCGAATTGCAATTGACTCGTGTTTGCTATTGTCTCGTTTTTCCATTCTTCATCACGGCCAGGCACATCCCACCAGTCTACACGAAAAGACTTGAACTGATTAACGCCTTGCACTGCACCTTCCCATATCTTATGAAAGGTGTTTCCTATACCGTTTGCAGTAGATGTGACTATTATTTTTGTGTCCGTTCCAGATGAAATAACCGGATATGTTGACGTATAAAACTCTGCAGCTCTTTCGACGAATGCAAACTCATCCAAGTAAAGCAAGCTAACAGATAAGCCACGGATACTGCTACCAGAAGTCGCCGCGGCGAGGACCCTACTGTTATTAGAAAATTCCAAAGACCCTTTGTTAAGCGCCTTAGTACCAGGTTGTAAAAAGAACGGAATGTTCTCGAGCATAAGCGTAATGCGAGATAACATCTCCCGAGCCGTCGCCCCTTTATTCGCAAGAATCGCAACTGTTTTTTCTGAGTTGAAGAGAGCGAACCATAGTAAGTATGCGCAAGCTGATATTGATTTGCCTGACTGTCTGCAAGCCAATACAATATTAAACCTATGTTCACTGAAAGCCTCGAACATTTTTTCTTGATAAGGATACAAGTCAAAGGGCACTAAGCCCTGATCCAAAGAAATAATCTTACAATACTTTCGTGCAAAGTATGATGGTGACTTCATACACTTTGCATACTCTCGAACTAATTCATCAGTCCAAGGTTGTACTACACCATCACGCTTTACATTAGGATTTCCGAGATAGCTCTCTGTCTGGTGTAACATCTATTATATTTTCATCCTGTTGCAGCAGTTTCTGTAAGTCTGCAGTTGATCCAAGAAACACGTTGTTAGTAGTGTTGCCTACTTGTTTTACTTCTTCTTTGTTTATATCTTTTTGCTTCTTATTGAGATCCATCAATTTATCATTCACATCAGATATATTTTTAATCATACCTGATAAGACTTCGTATGCTCGCGGGTGTTCAGAGGAACGCGCAACCTCTATCATATCTTCTAGGCCTTCCCTACCTTTTTCTATGAGATCATAGTAAGTTTGTCTTGAATAATCATAATCTGTTTTTATATTTTTTTCTTCACTCATAATTAACCATCAAATGCTGCAGTAGGTGCTGTAAAG